GGCGTCGATTGGCCGGTTTCGTTTTCCGGTCCGGACGCCTTCGCGAACATCCACATCAGCAACGGTACGGGAACTGAAGGGGCGTTCGTCCCTCCCGGCACGGCCATCGCGACGGAAATCGGATGCGTGTCTAACGGAGGGACGTTAGCCTATTGCGCCTTATCCGCCGCCTATCGTGTGACCTCGGTCGACTCCGTTGTTCCTGAGCCCTCCACATGGGCGATGATGCTCATCGCTTTTGCGGGCTTTGGCTATTTCAAGCGGCGACAGGGGGCGGGATTGGATCGACTCGGGCGAGATATATCCCATCCCGAAATTCAACGTACTCCCCTTGTCGGCGAGGAATAATTTCCGGGGGCTGATCCCACCATAAGAGCGCTTCCAACGCGCCTGTCCGGTCTCCGTTATTCAGTCGTTCTAGGAAAGTGGATGTTTCGAACGCGGTTAGGCCTACGTTGAAAGCGAAGCTGACACAGGCGTCAAATTCGTAATTGGTGACCATGACCTTGAGGAAGGCTGTAACGCCTTCCTCGTAGGCGTCTGTGTCCCTGTCGAAGATTAGCCAAGCCTGTTGCGGTGTAATAGTCATTCCCTCGTGAGGGATAGGTGGCACGTTGCTGGTCGCCGCATGTCCGCAACCTATTGTCCAGACGCCTACAGAGTCCTGATAGGCTGTCAAACTGAATCCTTCGCGGTCCACTAGGACTTGATGGCCGTAGGGACTCATTTTCATTTGGTGCGCCATTTCTCTGCTACGGCGTCACAGGTTTCTTGTACGCCGTTTGTTCTTCCGTTGGTCATCACGACGATGCAATGCGTGCCACGGGCCCAGTGTCCGGGGATATCAACAGGGTCGCGCAGGCTTGAAATCTCGTCCGCATTGAGGTCAAACGCGTGGCCGTTGGGGGTGTGTAGCTCGACTATCGCAATGACGGCGAGCGCGGGGAGGTGCATTGTTCACTGTGGGGTTTGGTTTGCCGGCTCTGGCATAATCGCAGTCATAGCCCTGTTGATAATCGCAGATTGCATGCACGCCAAGCCCCCAATTAGGTCAGTTTGGGGTCGGTTGCCTAGATGCCATCCCCAGCGGATATTCCCGTCCGGGGAAACGGTGAAAACCGCGAAGGCCGCGATCTTGTTTTCCCGGGCGCGTTGGGCCGCATCTTCCAAGGCGGCGACGGCTTGTGGGAACTGGTGAGGGATGTTGGGTTCGTCGTCCATATCGACTCCTTTCGTCAAAATTCTATGTCCTCCCCCTCGATGGGAGTCTCGTCCTGTGGCTTGGGCTGCGTCCATGGGAAAGCGCGCAATGGTTTGCCGGTCCAGTACGCCAAGCCCATATTCTCGTGTCGCGTGACGCCGAGGATGCCGAGCGCCTGCATATCCTCGCGCAAGCGTTGTACGCGCTTTTTCATCGCCCCGCGCCATTTCCGGTCGGCTATGGCGGCCTCTTCAGTCGTTTGCTGGTCGGGCGTAAGAACGTCTGGCGGACTCTTTTCGGCATAGATGCGTTTCACATCCTCCCATGAGACCACAGACCGCACGGCCGAGGGTAGGGACAGGGTTTGCGGGACAGGGTAACCGAATCTGCGGTCTGCTTCGAAAAACGCCCGCATGAACAATTCTTGTGTCGTATTGAGCCGGTATCCCCTTAGCTCTTCTTCGCGGCGCACCGCATCCTTCTCGCCCACCGGGAGGCAGACGCAGCTTGTGATTTTGGAGCCGTCCTCTTCGACGCCGAGTATGATCTGCATCAACTCGAATTTCATGGTTTTGCCGTCCTCGTCGTCCTTCTGCTTGTCTAGGATAACGGTGCGGATGCCGGTTTCCTCATCCCGGCTAACTAACAGGACTTGGCCCACATTCGCATAGACGCTGGTATGGCCGCGCAGTTTCGCGCCGGCTGCATTGAGATGATGGACCAGCATGACGTGGCATCCGCATTTGTCGCTGATCCGAGCCACGTTGCCGAGCACCATGGACATGTCCTTGCCGCTGTTTTCGTCCGCCCCGGGCGTCGCGGTAGCCAACGTGTCGATAATCACGAGGCGTAAGGGGCAGTCGAACGTTTTGGCGTGGGCATTTATTTCCGTGATGAGATCATCGACGCCTTCGGTCGAATGATAAATATCAATGGGCTTTTGTAGGAGGACGAAGGGCATCTCGCGTGTCCATTGCCGTCCGTGATGTTCGCGCCATGCGCGCAAGCGTTTCTTGGCGCCCACTGCGCCCTCGCCACATTGATAGACTACGGCGCCGGGGCGAACCTTGAGGCCAAAAACGGGGCGGCCCTCCGCGATGTCGAGCCCTATTTCGAGAGCCAAGAAGCTTTTGCCAGAGCGTGAGGCGCCGGCTACGACCGAGACCTCGCCAACTGCTAGCCAACCCTGCACGAGCCAATTGTGCTCTGGGCCGGGATCGTCCAATTGATCCAGATATAAGGCTCCAAATCTGCTTTTGACCGTTTCTTCGAACACCCATGCGACGCGCTTAATAAAATCGGTCCCGCTCTCCAAGCCAAACGGATGTTCTAGCGCGACGTTCATTATCGATTCTCCAACAAATAGGCGTTCCAATCTTTCCCTGTTGGCGGCCATGCAATCTGTACGTGGAGGTCTTGCGCCATCCAGCGGTCGACAGCGACACGGATATGCCCAAGCGTGGCGAACCATTCCGAGTCGTTGTCTGCGATGATGATCACCGCCTTGATGCCGGGAGGTAGAATGACTCCGGGATGCTTTGGGTCCGCCTTGCCGTTGGGCATACGGCGCGGCCGGCCATCTGCATCAGTAAGCGTTTTGTGCGCCATGTGCCCGGTCGCCTTGCCCGCCAAATTGCCAAGGTCGACCGCTGCGGCGAGCATGACATCTTCCATGCTGTCCGGCATGCCGCATTGATGCCACGCGAGCACGTTCTCCCAACCTTCCCCGATTGCTATCGTTTCCTCTGGGCGGCCGAGCCGGATCATGCCGCCCTGTTTGCGTCCGCGTATCTTTTTCGGGCTATTGCGCGGGCTCCCAATTGGTTGCCATTTCTTTGGTTCTGTTGGGTCCAAATAGGTTTGCGCGATCCCGATGGCCTCGCCGTCGAAGGCGCGGATGACGGCGATGAGGGCAGGCAATCGAGCGAGAAGCATTGTTTCCCCGCTTCCATTATCCCCGGCGCCCCAATAATCCAGTTCTTCCACGAAGCGCAGATCGCCGGTCAGGTACGGCGACGGCGTCAGCCCTCTGGTTTCGCGCAGATAGGCTTCTGCATGGGTGCCCGTGATAGGCGTGGCGCGCTTGAGGACGTCCGAAACCGCCGCCTCGTCCCGAGCCGCCTTCTTCTCGATGGCGATCCGCTCTTCTTCGGCGCGGCGGGCATAATCCGCCGCCCGGGCAGTATGGAATTGTTCGCGGCTCTTGCGATCTGTCGCGCTTTCGTCCCGGCTCCTATCAGGCCTTGGCGTGCCATTGATTTTCTCGGTGGCGGTAATGAGATCGCAGCCCTCGACATGCATGACGAGGTCGATGGTGCTTCCGCCGCCGTCTTCTGCCCCGCGACAGTTGAAGACGCGTTTTTGCTGATTGACTGAGAAGCGATCCCGGCCGCCGCACAAAGGGCAGGGTCCGACCCACTCGTTGCCTGCGCGCTTGAGTTGCGCTCCAAACTGGAGCGCTACCTCCCGGATATCCCTCGCCTTGGCCTCTTCAAACCACCGCGTCCATTCGGAATCGCTGGCGCGCGCCATCGCAACCCGCTCCTCCCATTTACTTTAATGCCTCGGTAAATGTCGCCATTCCCTGTTTTGCTATGGCCTCAAGCCATGCTGGCGGGTCCTTCCCGGACCTCTGCCATTCGGCTACGAGATGGGTGAAAACGTCTCCAGCCGCCTCAAGCGCCACGACCTTTTTTAGCTGCGTGTCATCTTTGGCACTGACCGTCGACTCTGCCAATGCGTAACATGAGCGCATGGCCTGTCCGCGTTCCACGATGACGTCGCGGATGAACGCTAGCATGAGGCCCCTGCGCCGGTTCCGCTCATCCTCGGTCATCGGCGCCGGCGCCACTCGACTTGGGCTCCTGCGAGCCTCGGCGCCGCCCCTTTTCGTGCGTCTCTCTGTAGAGCTTAAAGACAGGAGTTCCGTTGTCGTACCCAACGCAATGATCCGCCCACCAGCCAACGGTTGCAGAAATGGATGGCTTCCCGGCGCGAGTGTAAGTGAGCTTGTCCTTCCGACCGGCCAAGCCCACAATCAGCAGTGCGCGAGCGTAAACAAATTCGTCGCCAGCTTCCCCTATGTCCTTAAAATGCTCCATTACGCCGCTCCCGCTTGCATCATCGGGGAAATCGGCGGCACAAGCTCTGGCGCATTCGCCGCACACGCCACCCACCAGATAGCTGCGGCGTCCGCTTCATCAGCATTTTTGACATCCCACCCCAGTTGCTTGCACATGCTCCGACAGCGCCGCTTGGCCTCAACCCCCTTCAGCCGGCCCTTGCCGATGAAATTCTTGCGCGCCTCGTTGACCTTGACCAGATGCACCGGCACGCCTTTCAGCCTCGCCGCCGAGCCGATAAGCAGGAAAAGCCCATTGAGCCGGACCAAAGAGTTCTTGTTGGTTTTCCCGGCGAGCCCGGC